ATCAGACGGGTAAGAGTCACATATGACATTTTAAATGCGTCCAGGTCGTTCCGAGAGTTTAAACCGTGTATAAAAAGATACTTGAACACACAAATAAAATCAAGAATACTTCAGGTTCAATCCAACGAATGGGAAGTGGCAACTTTCTTACCGGTTCATCAGTTTAAGGGTGAAAAAGCTAAGGTTGTTTGGGAAGAATCATTAGACCAAATTAGGAATTCATAAAAATGGCAGGATCAATTAGTACATTTAAATCCAGTTTCACAACCGATTTGGCTAGACCAAGTCGTTTTGATGTGCAATTTCCTATTCCTCTGGCACTTTTTCCATATCGAAACACATCGCAAAAGTTAACTCTTAGATGTGAATCAGCTCAGTTGCCAAGTAGAACTTTGGCCACAACTGAACAGAAGATTGGTGCAAATCCAGTTGAAAAATATCCGTACATGTCAAACTACAATGAAGCATCAATGACATTTATAGTTTCTGACGATATGAGTGAGAAAAACTTCTTTGATGCTTGGATTGAACTAATAAATCCAAGTTATAGTTATAATTTAGGTTACAAAGATGATTTTGTATCAACGATAACAATCAACCAATATGATGTAACAAATCACAAATCATATTCTATTAATTTGATTGATGCTTATCCTATCGTAGTTAATCAATTAGATTTAAACTGGTCATCAACTGATGCACATAAGTTAACTGTTGTATTTGCTTATACATATTGGCAAAACAATTCTATACAGAATTTGGGCCAAAGTCTATTGCAAACTTTGTTGTCTGATGTTACATCCGGTTTATTCTCAGATTCAGCAACGACAGGTATACCTTATGCAACAGCAGTTTCTCCAATAGACCAAGCTATTGAAGAACAAGCAAAATCTGCAGCAGAATATGATGCTCAAATTCAAAATGTAACTGACCAATATTTGGCTGAATTGGCACCTAAAGACAATTAATTTTTAATGGAGTGATAATAATATGGCTTTACCTAAGATAGATGCACCTATATTTGATTTAGAATTACCTTTATCTAAAAAACAAATAAAATTTAGACCATTCTTGGTCAAAGAACAGCGCAATCTTTTACTTGCAATGGAATCTGATGATAAAGAAAATATTGAAAGTAATATACGTCAAATTTTACACAACTGTACATTGACAGAAGGTATTGATATTGATTCTTTGCCAATTACAGATATTGAATACTATTTCTTACAATTGAGAGCTCGTTCTGTTGGCGAAATTGTAGAAAACAAATACCGTTGTGAAAATGAAGTTGAAGATAAAATCTGTAATACTTCTATGGAATTAAAATTTAATTTGTTGGATATTAACGTCAAGTTTAATGATGACATTAAAGATATTATACAGATAACAGATAAAATTAGTATAAAACTAAATTATCCAAAATTTTCATTGGTTCGCAAAACATCAGGTATTGATAATGCAACCGACATGGCATTTAAAATGATTATTGATAGTGTCGAATATATTTTTGATGGCCAACAATACTATTATGCCAGAGAAACTGATCCGGCTGAGTTAACACAATTCATTGAATCTCTCAACCAAGAGCAATTTGCTAAAGTTGAAAGTTTTTTTGAGAATCTTCCTAAATTAAATAAAACTATGAATTTAACATGCAATAAATGTGGTTTCAACCATACTATTGATGTGGAGGGTTTGGAAAGTTTTTTCGGCTAACATTTTGTCATGATAATTTGAAAAACTATTATAAAACCAACTTTGCATTGGTACAACATCACAAGTATAGTTTAAATGAATTGGAAAATATGATACCTTGGGAACGAGATATCTATGTTACTTTATTAACACAGTATATTGAAGAAGAAAATGAGAAGATAAAACAAAGACAACAAAAGTAGGTAAATGGATAATATAACCTTTAATGAACTGTTAAAAGAAGGCGAAATCGATTTAATATTGATGGATGGTCCTGAATCTTTAACTAAAAAACAGTTACAGATAGTAGAAAAGACAGTTGATTCAATTGGCCGAAACATTTCAGATAAAATGAAAAAGATGGCCATGTCCACCACAATGGGTTCAATGAAAGGTTTTGAACCTAAAAAACTTTCTGCTGTAAAAACACCAAAATTAAATAAAGTAAATAGAGCATTTTATACAAAAATTGCTGATGGTGGTACACAAATTGTACGTAAAGGTGATGGTACTGCGGACATTTTGGCTAAAATGATGAACTTTATGAAAAAAATTCATAAAGAAAAAGTATTGCAGTATGAGATAGATAAAGATTTTGAAAAAGAAAAAATATACGAATCTATCAGAGAAAAACAAAAACAAGTAAAACAATTAAAAGAAATGAAAATGAAAGCCCGTTTGCAAAAAAAGGGTGAAAGTAGTTTCAATATGTTACTTACTGGTCTTGGTGCATTTGCTATATTGACTTTTGCAGATAAAGCTTTTGCTAAATTAGTAGAATATAAAAAAGATATTGATGATACCAAAAAATTAATTGATGATAAAATAAGTACAGCCAAAAAGTATCTTTCTGATATTAATATATTAGGATTTCACCCGTTTGAATTTGAAGGTGATAAAACTGAACTAAATGAACCAGAAGAAAATAAAAGGTTTAGAAACATAGTTGCAGGTCGTGAAGGTGGTGCATCAGGTTATGATGCAATTTATGGTGACGGTGGAAAAATACAAAAGTATAATGGCAAAAAAGTATCTGAACTAACAATTAAAGAGGCTTTGGATTTTTCTAAGAGTAGAGGTAAAGATAGAGGTGCCATTGGTAGATATCAATTTGTACCGAGTACTCTTGAAAAGATATACAAAGATGCTGGACTTAAACCTGACGATTTATTCAGCCCACAGAATCAAGATAAGTTATTTGAAGCACTAACTGAATCAAACAGAAAAGTATTAAAAGCTTCAATGGAAAGAGAGCCAACAGAATCTGAATTAGCTGTTGCTCATGCTGTTGGTGCACCAGGTGCTTTAGAATTGTTTAGGCAATCTCGTATAAATCCTAAAAAATCGGCTGCTGATATTTTATTTCCAGATGCACAAAAAAGTGCTACTGCTAGAAGTGTTAATCCACAATTAAATAAACCAGTCGGTGAATATTTGGCTGAAACTCAATCAGCATTTAGTTTACCCAAGTTGGCGTTAACTCCAAAAGTCAACACACCTACACAAGAACCATTAATAAACATACCAAAATTAGACGCACCAAAATCTTTAAATGGTGAGAAGTTATCGATGTTATCTATTATGAATGATGATATGATTGGTGAAACAGTTACACCTGTAGTTATTATCAATAATTCAACCAATAATAATATAATTAATCCAAATAGAAAACAACAGGTGATAGAGTTAGCAAATGCATCAGATTTACCATTATTTCAACAAGGTTAATAACAAATGGCAATGACCTATCAAGAAGCTCGCAGAATTAAAGATAAGAGCTTAAAATACTTAATAACACAAAACATTGTATCTGGTGAAGGATTTGGTTCTTCAGTTGGAACAGCCATTTCTGATAAATTTAAAGCAAGAGCAAAAAGATTTAAGGCTAAATTTGATCCTTTAAATGTTGCTAGAATGTTGACAGGTAGTCTTGGTGCAGCTGTAGTAGGAAGGCTAACTGGTAGAAAACAAGAAGACATTGAATATTTTACTGGAAAAAGAGGCAGAACAAAGCGTGGTTATTATAAAAATGTTGGTGATAATCAATCAATTGATACACGAGCTTTCTATACAACAATATCAGATGGTGCTATTGAAAAAGTTAAAACTGGTGATAATGTCGCTGATATATTAACTAAAATGTTAAACTTTATGAAAAGAATTCATAAAGAAGAAGTATTGGCCATGGAATTAAACCGTGATTTAGAAAATAGAAACTATGCAATTGTATCAAAAAATAAAGATAAAAACGTTTTTGAAAAAGTAACCGATAAAGAAAAAGATGAATCTTGGTTGGCAAAACTTCTTCCAAAATTAATAGGTGCTTTGGCTGCATTAGGTTCAATATATTCTGCATTAAAAGGTTTATTGAAACCTTTCTCAGATTTTTTCAGTAAGTTAAAATTTCCTGAAATGCCTACTATTAGATTTCCTGATGTAAGGCCACCAACAGAAAAAGCTGAAGTGAAAGAGACGGAAAAAACTAGAGAAGGTGAAGCTGAGAAAGAAAAACAAAGAAGAAAATCAAGCAAAGATGACCTTGATGAAGATATATCAAAATTAAGAGAATATGGCGTTCGTGGTGGTTCTGCTTTAGTTGGTTCTAAAGCTGTTAGACTATTGGAGACATTAGATAAAACAGACATTAAAAAATTAAAAAGAAATTTAATTGACTTTGATGAAGATACTGAAACGTTTAGAAAAAAATTAGGAAACACTTCAAGAAGAATATCTGCTAAAGAAGTGGCAAAATTACTAGGCAAAGAAGTTCCAGTGGCTGAATTGCCTTCGATGATTAATGAACAAGGTCGTTTCGGCAAAGCTGTAAAATCTGCATTGCAACAATTAAAACTAAGTCAAACAAGATTACAAGAAATTAAATCTGCAGGTGCAGGAAAAATAGTTGCCAATGTTACTGAAGCTGGTGTTAAAACTTTAAGCTATATTGCTGTTTTAGTTGGTATATTTGCAATGGCCGTTGAAATTGTTGAATTAATAATGGAATACAATAATGATCCTAAAATGACATCAGATGAACTAGAAGAAGGTATATTGGAAATAGTTGTAGCTACAATGACCGAATTTGGTGTTTCATCAGTAATATTTTTTGGTATAGATGCCATTCTATCAGTAACATCAGCTACGTTTCTTGGACCTTTTGCTGTTTTAGCTCCTGCAATTGGTGCAATCGGTGCTGCTGTTGGTACTGCTATGATATCAGTTAAGTTTGGTGGAAATATCAACGCTAGTGCTAAAGAGTTTACCAGAGAAGTTTTTACACGATTTGTTAACCGTGATAAGATTACTGCTTTAAAGGAAAGTGTATTCAATAAACCATTAAAAACTGTTGAAGATTTTGATAATTTTCAAAGAGAGATGGCAAAATTAACTGGCCAACCATTTACACCGATAGACAGAAATAGTGCTGGTTTTAGTTTTCTGAAAAAGAGTGCCGAACTTGAAATGCGAGCTAAAGCTAAGTCTTTAGGTGGTTTAGGTACAAAAGAAGGTGAAAAACTACGCCAAGAATTCTTAAAAGAATGGGGTGACGGAAATGATTTGGATCAAAAGAGTAAAGATTTAAAAGATGGAAAGTTATCACTCAATGATATTAAACCCATCATTATAGACAACTCTAAAAATGTTCAAGTTGGCAAAGGCGGAGTTGAACCAGTTTTATTTGAAAC